AAATATAAATAGGGAAAAAGTTAGTATAAATTTACACCTCCCCACCGTTTAAAATAAACGATTATAAAAATCAAAACTTATAAATTCACTTATCATTTCTTTACTAAACGATTATACAAATCAAAACTTATAAATTCACTTATCATTTCTAAACTAAACTTATAAAAACTGTTCACCAACTTTACCAACTTATCAAACCTATAACATATTCATCAAATACAAAATTTAGGTATCTATTGACTTTTATTCAAAGTTATGATTTGAACAAAATAATAAAATTAATTTACTTATTTAAATATTCTATGATATAATTAGTTATAAAATATTTGGAGGTGTCTAAATGACAGAATTTGATGAAATCGTAAAACCAGACGATAAAGAATCAACAGAAGAATCAACTGAAGAATCAACTGAAGAATTAACTGAAGAATCAACTGAAGAATCAACTGAAGATAAAACAGTAGAAACAATCGAAGAAGAAAACGAAAACAAATTAGAACCTACTATAACAGATGAAGATAGTTCGAAATTTGACCCTGTTGTATTAGAGCAACGTATTACTTCATTAGAACAACAAGTGACTACTTTTTTATCTTCACAAATGCAACAACCACAACAAGTACAACCAACACAACCAGATGTTACAGAAGCAGATAAAGAAGATAAAGACTATTCTGATGAAGAATTAGTAGATAAGTTAGATTTAGATTAGGAGGAAAATATTATGTATGAAGGTAACAACATGCGTTCTATGATGGGAACATCATATGAAGATTCAAGATTAAACAAACGAACAGAATTAAATGAAAATATGTCAATTGATGTAAATAAAAGCGAGGATGAGTACGGTGTACAAATTCACTCACTTTCAAAACAGTCTTTTAGCGGAGACGTAGAGGAGGAATAATAAATTATGCCACAAGCGAGTAAAAAAAATGAAACTGCCCTTTTAGTAGCAAATTCTGCAAAATCTGCATTGCAAGATTTTAATCATGATTATTCAAAATCTTGGACATTTGGAGACAAATGGGATAATTCAAATACAATGTTTGAAACATTTGTAAATAAATATTTATTCCCTAAGATTAATGAGACATTATTAATCGATATCGCCTTAGGTAATCGTTTTAATTGGTTAGCTAAAGAACAAGACTTTATTGGTCAATATAGTGAAGAATATGTAATTATGGATACTGTTCCAATCAACATGGATTTATCTAAAAACGAAGAGTTAATGTTAAAACGTAACTATCCACGTATGGCTACTAAGTTATATGGTAGTGGTATTGTTAAGAAACAAAAATTCACATTAAACAATAATGATACACGTTTCAATTTCCAAACATTAGCAGACGCAACTAATTATGCTTTAGGTGTATATAAAAAGAAAATTTCTGATATTAATGTATTAGAAGAAAAAGAAATGCGTGCAATGTTAGTTGATTATTCATTGAATCAATTATCTGATACAAATGTACGTAAAACAACATCTAAAGAAGATTTAGCAAGTAAAGTTTTTGAGGCAATTTTAAACTTACAAAACAACAGTGCTAAATATAATGAGGTTCATCGTGCCTCAGGTGGTGCAATTGGACAATATACAACTGTATCTAAACTAAAAGATATTGTAATTTTAACAACAGATTCATTAAAATCTTATCTTTTAGATACAAAAATTGCGAATACTTTCCAGATTGCTGGAATTGATTTTACAGACCACGTTATAAGTTTTGACGATTTAGGTGGTGTGTATAAAGTAACGAAAGAGTTTAAGTTACAGAACCAAGAATCAATTGACTTTTTACGTGCTTACGGGGATTATCAGTCACAAATTGAAGACACAATTCCAGTTGGTGCAGTATTTACTTACGATGTTTCTAAACTTAAAGAGTTTACTGGTAATATTGAAGAAATTAAACCAAAATCAGATTTATATGCGTTTATCATAGATATTAATGCAATTAAATACAAACGCTATACAAAGGGTATGTTAAAACAACCATTCTATAATGGAGAATTTGACGAAGTTACACACTGGATTCATTACTATTCATTTAAGGCTATTAGCCCATTCTTTAATAAAATCTTAATTACTGACCAAGAAGTAACACCAAAGCCAGAGGAAGAAGCAACAGAATAAAAGGAGCGTAAAATATGAACAACGATAAAAGAGGTTTAAACGTTGAATTATCAAAAGAAATCAACAAAAGAGTTGTTGAACATCGCAACAGATTTAAACGTCTTATGTTTAATCGTTATTTGGAATTTTTACCCCTACTTATAAACTATACCAATCGTGACACGGTTGGTATAGATTTTATACAGTTAGAGTCTGCATTAAGGCAAAATATTAATGTAGTTGTTGGAGAAGCTAGAAATAAACAAATTATGATACTTGGTTATGTAAATAATACCTATTTTAATCAAGCACCAAATTTTTCATCAAACTTTAATTTCCAATTTCAAAAACGATTAACAAAAGAAGATATTTATTTTATTGTACCTGACTATTTAATACCAGATGAATGCTTACAAATTCATAAACAATATGATAACTGTATGAGTGGTAATTTTGTTGTTATGCAAAACAAACCTATACAATATAATAGTGATATTGAAATTATAGAGCATTATACAGATGAATTAGCGGAAGTAGTTTTATCTCGTTTTTCATTAATTATGCAAGCTAAATTTAGCAAGATATTTAAATCTGAAATTAATGACGAGTCAATCAATCAACTTGTGTCCGAAATATATAACGGTGCACCATTTGTTAAAATGTCCCCTATGTTCAATGCTGATGATGATATTATTGACTTAACAAGTAATAGTGTGATACCTGCTTTAACAGAAATGAAAAGAGAATACCAAAATAAAATTAGTGAATTAAGTAACTATTTAGGCATAAATTCATTAGCCGTTGATAAAGAAAGCGGTGTTTCAGACGAAGAGGCAAAAAGTAATCGTGGTTTTACAACATCAAATAGTAACATTTATTTAAAAGGTCGAGAACCTATTACGTTTTTATCAAAACGTTATGGTTTAGATATTAAACCGTATTATGATGATGAAACAACGTCTAAAATATCAATGGTAGATACACTTTTTAAAGATGAAAGCAGTGATATAAATGGCTAGATATACAATGACTTTATATGATTTTATTAAATCAGAATTGATAAAAAAAGGTTTCAATGAATTTGTAAATGATAATAAATTAACGTTTTATGATGACGAGTTTCAATTTATGCAAAAAATGTTGAAATTTGACAAAGACGTTTTAGCAATTGTTAATGAAAAAGTTTTTAAAGGTTTTTCATTAAAAGATGAATTATCAGATTTACTTTTTAAAAAATCATTTACGATTCATTTTTTAGATAGAGAAATCAACAGACAAACAGTTGAGGCATTTGGTATGCAAGTTATTACTGTATGTATTACACACGAGGATTATTTAAATGTGGTATATTCATCAAGTGAAGTCGAAAAATATTTACAATCTCAAGGGTATACAGAACACAACGAAGATACAACAAACAATACTGATGAAACATTAAATCAAAATGCAACATCATTAGACAATTCAACTGGCATGACTGCAAATAGAAATGCTTATGCTTCATTACCACAAAGCGAGGTTAACATTGATGTTGAAAATACAACATTACAATTTGCAGATAATAATACGATTGATAATGGTAAAACAGTTAATAAATCAAGTAATGAAAGCAATCAAAATTCAAAACGTAATCAAAATCAAAAAGGTAATGCAAAAGGAACACAATTCACAAAGCAGTATTTAATTGATAACATTGATAAAGCGTATGATTTAAGAAAGAAAATTTTAAATGAATTTGATAAAAAATGTTTTTTACAAATATGGTAAAGGTGGTTAAATAATGGCATTTAATGAAAATGATTTTAAATATTTTGATGACATCCGTCCTTTTATAGACGAAATATATAAAACAAGAGAAAGATATACACCGTTTTATGATGATAGAGCAGATTATAATACAAATTCAAAATCGTATTATGATTACTTATCAAAGTTATCACGTTTAATTGAAGTATTAGCTCGTCGTATTTGGGAATATGATGATGAACTTAAAAAACGTTTTAAAAATTGGGACGACTTAATGAAAGCTTTTCCAGAACAAGCAAAAGATTTATTTAGAGGTTGGTTAAACGACGGTACGATTGATAAAATCATTCATGATGAGTTTATAAAATATAGTGCAGGTTTAACAACTGCATTTGCATTATTTAAAGCTTCTGAAATGAAACAAATGAATGACTTTAAAGCCGAAGTCAAAGAATTAATCAAAGATATTGACCGTTTTGTTAATGGTTTTGAATTAAATGAACTCGAACCAAAGTTTGTGATGGGATTTGGTGGTATTCGTAATGCTGTTAACCAATCTATTAATATTGATAAAGAGACTAATCAAATGTACTCTACACAATCTGACTCACAAAATCCTGAAGGTTTTTGGATTAATAAATTAACACCTAGTGGTGATTTAATTTCTAGTATGCGTATAGTACAAGGTGGTCATGGTACTACAATCGGTTTAGAACGTCAATCCAACGGAGAAATGAAAATATGGTTACATCATGATGGTGTAGCAAAACTTTTACAAGTTGCTTATAAAGATAATTATGTATTAGATTTAGAAGAAGCAAAAGGATTAACAGATTATACACCACAGTCACTTTTAAACAAACATTCATTTACACCGTTAATTGATGAAGCAAATGACAAACTCGTTTTAAGATTCGGCGACGGTACGATACAGGTGCGTTCAAGAGCAGACGTAAAAAATCACATTGATAATGTAGAAAAAGAAATGACAATTGATAATTCAGAAAACAATGATGATCGTTGGATGCAAGGCATCGCTGTTGACGGTGACGATTTATACTGGTTAAGTGGTAACAGTTCAGTTAATTCACACGTTCAAATTGGTAAATATTCATTAACAACAGGTCAAAAGATTTATGATTATCCGTTTAAATTATCATATCAAGACGGGATTAATTTTCCACGTGATAACTTTAAAGAGCCTGAGGGTATTTGTATTTATACAAATCCAAAAACAAAACGTAAATCGTTATTACTTGCTATGACAAATGGCGGTGGTGGAAAACGTTTCCATAATTTATATGGTTTCTTCCAACTTGGTGAGTATGAACACTTTGAAGCATTACGCGCAAGAGGAGCACAAAACTATAAATTAACAAAAGACGACGGTCGTGCATTATCTATTCCAGACCATATCGACGATTTAAACGATTTAACGCAAGCTGGTTTTTATTATATTGACGGTGGTACTGCAGAAAAACTTAAGAATATGCCAATGAATGGTAGTAAGCGTATCATTGACGCTGGTTGTTTCATTAATGTGTACCCTACAACACAAACATTAGGTACTGTACAAGAATTAACACGTTTCTCAACAGGTCGTAAAATGATTAAAATGGTGCGTGGTATGACACTCGACGTATTTACATTAAAATGGGATTATGGTTTATGGACAACAATCAAAACTGACTCAGCACATCAAGAATATTTAGAAGCAAGTCAATATAATAACTGGATAGCTTATGTAACGACACCTGGTGAGTATTACATTACAGGTAACCAAATGGAATTATTCAAAGACGCGCCAGAAGAAATTAAAAAAGTGGGTGCGTGGTTACGTGTTTCAAGTGGTAACGCCGTCGGTGAAGTAAGGCAAACCCTTGAGGCTAATGTTTCCGTATATAAAGAATTTTTCAGTAATGTTAATGCAGAAACAAAACATCGTGAATATGATTGGGTAGCAAAACATTAAAAATAGGAGTGATATAAATGAAATCACTACAACAAGCAAAAGAATGGATATATAATCATGAGGGTGTAGGTGTTAACTTTGATGGTGCATATGGATTTCAATGTATGGACTTAGCTGTTGCTTATGTATATTACATTACAGACGGTAAAGTTCGTATGTGGGGCAACGCCAAAGACGCCATTAATAATGACTTTAAAGGTTTAGCAACGGTGTATGAAAATACACCGAGCTTTAAACCTCAATTAGGTGACATTGCTGTTTATACTAATTCTCAATATGGTCATATCCAATGTGTAACAAGCGGGAATTTAGATTATTATACATGTCTAGAACAAAACTGGTTAGGTGGAGGTTTTGACGGTTGGGAAAAAGCAACAATAAGAACACATTATTATGACGGTGTAACACACTTTATTCGTCCAAAATTTTCAAATAGTGATAGTAAAGTATTAGAACAAAATATTCAAAAAACTAACAACTGGAAACAAAATCAATACGGCACATATTATAGAAATGAAAATGCAACATTTACATGTGGCTTTTTACCAATATTTGCACATGTTGGTAGTCCTAAATTATCTGAACCTAACGGCTACTGGTTTCAACCTGGTGGATATACACCATATGACGAGGTTTGCTTATCAGACGGTTATGTATGGATTGGTTATAATTGGCAAGGTACACGTTATTATTTACCAGTAAGGCAATGGAATGGTAAAACAGGTAATAGTTACAGTGTTGGTATTCCGTGGGGGGTGTTCTCATAATGGGTATTTTAGGATTTTTCTTTGAGTTTAGTTGGAAACGATATAAATAAGAGGTGTAAAAATGGCTGATAGAATTGTAAGAAGTTTAAGAAACATTGATTCTGTTGATAAATTAAACGACAATTTAGTTGAAGCAAATGACTTAATAACAACTAAAGATGACAACATTTATATAAAACGTGATGAGGATTATTATAAGTTAACTTTTAAAGATGAATTATTAGAAAAAATTAATACAAATATGAATGAAATTAGTAAAAACAAAAGTGACATTGCTACAAATAAAAGCAATATATCTCAAAACGCTACAGATATTATTCATATTAAAGAGGATAATATACAACAAGATAAAAAAATAAAAAATTTATCTGATGTTCAATCAGAATTTTCAAATACATTAAATAATCATGAATCAGCTATTCATTTATTAGATGATAAAAATAAAGAAAATGAATCAGATATTGAAAAAAACAAACAAGATATTATCGCTACAAAAGAAGCTACTGGACAAAATAAACAAAGTATAGAAAATTTAGCTTCAACTGTATCTAATAACAATTTAGAAATTTATAAAAAAATTGAAGCTTCAAAAACAACTGTTAATGATACAGGTTGGCAAGATATAACATTAGAAAGTGGTATTACCGTAAGCGATAGTAATGGTGGTTATCCTTCTCCGCAATACCGTATTATTACAATTAATAATATTCGTATCATACAAATAAAAGGGGTATTAAAAGGAATTAAGAAAAACGGAGATATTAAATTAGGTAGTATTAATGCAAATTTAAAAACAACACATCACTATACACAATGTGCCATTGATACAAAAATGATAAATACAAGAATGTATTTAAATTTTAAAAACGAATTACATTTTGTTACATCATCTTATCAAGATAGTGACTTAACAAATGGAGATAAACGTTTTGTAATAGATACACAAATCATTGAATAAAAATGATATAATAGTCGTATAAATTATTTATACGACTATTTTTATGGAGGTAAAAATGAGAAAATTAACAAATTTTAAGTTTTTCTATAACACACCGTTTACAGACTATCAAAATACTATTCATTTTAATAGTAATCAAGAACGTGATGATTATTTTTTAAACGGTCGTCATTTTAAATCGTTAGACTATTCAAAACAACCGTATAATTTTATACGTGATAGAATGGAAATCAATGTTGATATTCAGTGGCATGACGCACAAGGGATTAACTATATGACCTTTTTATCAGATTTTGAGGACAGACGTTATTACGCATTTGTGAACCAAATCGAATACGTTAATGACGTTGTGGTTAAAATATATTTTGTTATTGATACTATTATGACGTATACACAAGGGAATGTATTAGAGCAACTCTCAAATGTTAATATTGAACGCCAACATTTATCTAAACGCACGTATAACTATATGTTACCAATGTTACGTAACAATGATGATGTATTAAAAGTATCGAACAAAAATTATGTGTATAACCAAATGCAACAGTATTTGGAAAATTTAGTATTATTTCAATCAAGTGCGGATTTATCAAAGAAATTTGGAACGAAAAAAGAACCTAATTTGGATACATCTAAGGGTACGATATATGACAATATCACATCACCAGTTAACTTATACGTCATGGAATACGGGGATTTTATTAATTTTATGGATAAAATGAGTGCTTATCCGTGGATTACACAAAACTTTCAAAAGGTTCAAATGTTACCTAAAGACTTTATTAATGAAAAAGATTTAGAAGATGTAAAATCAAGTGAAAGTATTAAAGGTTTAAAAACATTAAAACAAGGTGGTAAATCAAAAGAATGGAGTTTAAACAATTTATCATTAAGTTTTGAAAAACTTCAAGAGATGATGTTATCTAAAAAAGATGAATTTAAACATATGATACGTAATGAATACATGACGATTGAATTTTATGATTGGAATGGGAATACAATGTTACTCGACGCTGGTAAAATATCAGAAAAAACTGGTGTTAAGTTACGTACAAAATCAATTATTGGTTATCATAATGAAGTTCGAGTATATCCAGTAGATTATAACAGTGCTGAAAACGACAGACCAATACTCGCTAAAAATAAAGAAATATTGATTGATACAGGTTCATTCTTAAATACAAATATAACATTTAATAGTTTTGCGCAAGTCCCTATATTAATTAATAACGGAATTTTAGGGCAATCACAACAAGCCAATAGACAGCGTAATGCAGAAAGTCAATTAATCACAAGTCGTATAGATAATGTATTAAATGGTAGTGACCCAAAATCACGTTTTTATGACGCTGTAAGTGTGGCAAGTAATTTAAGTCCAACGGCTTTATTTGGTAAATTTAATGAAGAATATAATTTCTACAAACAACAACAAGCAGAATATAAAGATTTAGCCTTACAACCGCCCTCAGTGACTGAATCAGAAATGGGAAACGCATTTCAAATCGCAAATAGTATTAATGGTTTAACTATGAAGATTAGTGTCCCATCACCAAAAGAAATTACATTTTTACAAAAATATTATATGTTGTTTGGTTTTGAAGTGAATGACTATAACACATTTATTGAACCAATTAACAGTATGACCGTTTGCAACTATTTAAAATGTACAGGTACGTATACTATACGTGACATTGACCCCATGTTAATGGAGCAATTAAAAGCAATTTTAGAATCGGGTGTGAGATTTTGGCATAATGACGGTTCAGGTAATCCAATGTTACAAAATCCATTAAATAATAAATTTAGAGAGGGTGTATAAAATGAATGAGGTAAAATTAAGATTCACCGATACAGAAGCTTTTCATATGTTCGTATATGCAGGTGATTTAAAATTACTATATTTTTTATTTGTTTTAATGATTGTTGATATTATTACTGGTTTTGCTAAAGCCATTAAAAATAATAACTTATGGTCAAAAAAATCAATGAAAGGTTTTGCTAAAAAATTATTGATATTCTGTATTATCATTTTAGCAAATATCATTGACCAGATTTTACAATTAAAAGGTGGCTTACTCATGATTACGATTTTCTATTATATCGCTAATGAGGGCTTATCTATCGTAGAAAATTGTGCAGAAATGGACGTGTTAGTGCCAGAACAAATTAAAGATAAATTAAGAGTAATTAAAAACGATTCTGAAAAGAGTGATAATAATGAACGACCAAGAGAAGATAGATAAATTTACACATTCGTATATTAATGATGATTTCGGTTTAACGATAGACCAGTTAGTCCCTAAAGTAAAAGGATATGGGCGCTTTAATGTATGGCTAGGTGGTAATGAAAGTAAAATCAGACAAGTATTAAAAGCAGTAAAAGAGATAGGTGTATCACCTACTCTTTTTGCCGTATATGAAAAAAATGAGGGTTATAGTGCTGGTTTAGGTTGGTTAAATCATACGTCTGCACGTGGTGATTATTTAACAGACGCTAAATTCATAGCAAGAAAATTAGTATCACAATCAAAACAAGCTGGACAACCGTCTTGGTATGATTACGGTAATCCAGTGCATTTTGTACCACAAGACGTACAAAGAAAAGGTAATGCAGATTTTGCTAAAAATATGAAAGCAGGTACAATTGGACGTGCATATATTCCATTAACAGCGGCGGCTACTTGGGCGGCATATTATCCACCAGGTTTGAATGCGTCATATAACAAGGTACAAAATTACGGTAATCCGTTTTTAGATGGTGCTAATACTATTCTTGCGTGGGGTGGTAAAATAGATGGAAAAGGTGGTTCACCTAGTGATTCATCTGACAGTGGTTCTGATAGTGGAGGTAGCTCATTACTTGCTTTAGCAAAACAAGCCATGCAAGAATTATTAAAAAAAGTTCAAGACGCATTACAATGGGACGTGCATAGTATTGGTAGTGATAAATTTTTTAGTAATGATTATTTTACATTACAAAAAACATTTAACAACACGTATCATATTAAAATGACAATTGGACTACTCGACTCATTAAAAAAGCTCATTGATAGTGTGCAAATAGATGGTGGAAGTTCAAACCCTACTGATGACGATGGTGAGCATAATGCGATTAGTGGTAAATCTGTGAAACCAAACGGAAAAAGTGGTCGTGTGATAGGTGGTAACTGGACGTATGACCAATTACCAGAAAAATATAAAAAAGCAATTGGTGTACCTTTATTCAAAAAAGAATATTTATACAAACCAGGTAACATATTCCCTCAAACGGGTAATGCAGGACAGTGTACAGAATTAACATGGGCGTATATGTCACAACTACATGGAAAAAGACAACCAACTGATGATGGACAAGTAACAAACGGTCAACGTGTGTGGTATGTTTATAAAAAATTAGGAGCGAAAACCACACATAATCCTACCGTTGGATATGGATTCTCTAGTAAACCACCATACTTACAAGCAAGTATATATGGAATTGGTCATACAGGTGTTGTAGTAGCAGTGTTTGATGATGGTTCATTCTTAGTCGCAAACTATAATGTTCCACCTTACGTTGCTCCGTCACGTGTTGTGTTATATACACTCATTAATGGTGTACCTGAAAATGCAGGTGATAATATTGTATTCTTCAGTGGTATTGCATAAAGATGTATGCTATAATGAACTCATGCTAGTAATGCTAGTAAATAAAATACAAAACATAATCAATTTTCGTACACATTTTTCAAGTTATCTCAAAAGAAAAAGGCGACTGTTATTTAACAGTTGCCTTTTTTGATGTCATCGTGTTGCATTTTTAATATATTTAAATTTGATTTATTATGTACTGAACGTACAAATGGAAATAAGTCGTTAAGTGAAAATGAACCAATGTCACTTTCAATATAAAGAATATCATCAAATTGACTATGGTCAAAATTTTCTCTAGCGTCTTTTAATATAAATTCACGTTTCATATTAAGTTCATCAGTAAAATATTCATCATATACATTACCACATACAATTTCAGTTTTAGACGGATATATCGATATTGTACCTTGCTCATTATATATACTTTTATTGTTTTCAATTATGGCACCGTCAAAGAATTGTTCACGTACAAAGGTTTCAAAATCGACGCTTGTATCAAAGGCGTTTTTCGGTATACCAGCAGAGGCAATTTTAATCTTTCCATTCACTTCATATGCATATTTTTTATGATTCAGTACAAACATCTTATCTATCTGTTCGTTTTCAATATCCCATTTACCTAAGGCTATCGGGTCGAATAAACTGGGGTTCAATAAGGGTTTAACAACGGATTTCATATACAAACTATCAGTATCGCAATAAATAAAATTGTCATCAATTTCACTTTCCGTTAAGTATTGGAAAGGTACCAATAAGTTATACAATGAACGTGATGTGACAAATGTAGAGAATAATATATTACGTTCAGTGTTTTTGTAACCGTTAATGATATTATACAATTCATTGTTTTCATCTAAACGAAATAAATTAAAGTGTGAACGTAAAGCAGGTATACCATATAAACCATTTAAAACGACTTTTGATAACATAACTTCTTCATTTGAGTAGGGGTGTTCGTTAATTTCATCTGTAATGTGATAGTCGTAAGGTGTTGTCATATTGATTTTATTCTTTAATTTACCTTGTGTTTTAATAAAATAGTTTTGAAATATAATATCTCGTGCGTGGAAGTATTCACATTCATATACCACAAACGAATTAACACGTATATGTGTGCAATCAATACCCGTAATGTCTTGTATCATTCTTAATGTGTTTGTGTTGATATTAACGTAATCGTTATCATTATTGTAGTATTTAACAATCATCTGACGTAATACACGTGATTTGATTTTAATTAATACCTCATCGTTAAATACCTCTTTATCAATCTTATATAATGAAAAATAATTATCATCATCTAAAAAAGTAGGGATTAATGTTGGTTCTGAATAGTGTTCGTAAAAGTATAACCATGTCGGAATTTTCTCATGATACATCACATAAGGATAACTCGAATTGATGTCAATAGAAAAACATGGCTCATCAATAAGTTTATTGATATATTTGGTGTTATACATATTTAAACCACCACGGTAAAACGATTTGATATAGTCATAAAAATTCATATCATGGAATTGGTAATGTGTGTAAGATATTTTAATATCTTGATATTGATTGAGTAACTGAAAACGTGTCATCTCATTATTCAAGTAAGATTCCATAATATTCAATGAGAATGTTAATTTGTTATAGTCAAAATTTGGGAATATATCACTATAATGAATATGACACATACCTAATATAATCACGTCATTATGAATGTATGTAAGTTGTTCAGGTGTGAGTTTAGCGAAACACTTTACAGCATAGTCATAGGCTTCACTATCTGACATATCATTATCTTTATCAAAAATTGTATAATTAAAATCTGTTTTAAGTTGGTTTTCTGTTAAATAACCTCCGTCAAGTAATTTCTTACCTAATGTTGCTATTGATGTATTAGTTTTCATAAAGTTATCTATAATATTAAATTTAAAACCATTTAAAAACATCGTTAAGTCTAAATTAATAGAGGATTTTACACGTTTTTCTAAAATCACATTTTGATTTTTAGCTAAGATAGTAGCTTCTTGCATTTTCAACGTGTGTTCATTTTCTTCTGCTGATTTTAAATATATATTTTCACGTGTGATATTATCAAAGTAACGCATGGTATCTTTAAGTAAAAAATGATTGTCGTACTTATTACAGTTATGTGCAATCATAATAATATCTGTTTTTGATTTCGTGATTGTATCACGACGGTTAACATACTTGTAAAAATCATCATAAAAAGCTTCAAAACTAGGGAATACTTCAACATCAATTTCGTAACCATTAAACCAACCAATCGCAACAGAATACGTTACGTTTTTATATAGCGTTGGTTTATTACGTCCGTTTATTTTATTGTATGATAATGTTTCAATATCCCAATACAATATCATTTTGCGTTGATTTTTATGATATTTCATACACTCAAGTAATCCCATAATATTACACACCTTTTATAACCCGTATTGTTTCATTAGATACTTTTTCGTATTCTCTATATAGTTATCTTCGTATATTTTTTCTTTTCTTTCAAATTCACTCATATTTTTCTTCATTTCATTTTTTATATGAAATTTTATAATTTTATTCATGTCTAAATATAAATATCTATCATTATCAACCACGTAATTTTTCGAATATGCATTGTCAAAATGTAAATTGCTTGGATTGTAATAATAACGTTCCATGTTTTCTTTATAAAACATATCTTCTCTTAGATAAATAACATTGTCGTCTATATCTTTGATTTTAGTACAAAACTCATATTGTTTTGTATAAGGTATAACAATGATGTTAGCATTAAATGTATCAACATTATACATAATTTTTATATATTTATCTTCAGTTTTAATATAGAAAAAATCACCGTTTTGGTTAATATGATTTCTTAAATTATCATCTGCCAAATTATATTCGTTAAATTCAAACTCACCAGTTGTCATAGCGTCATCGTTTGAATTGAACGCACGAGTGTTACGCTTTTCATTGACGTAATCGTTTCTTCGCATTTCTAAAAAAATGTTTTTGTAAAGTCGTGATGTATTCATTTTGTGTTTTTGTAATAAGTTGTATATATTTAAATTGGATAATATAGGACTTGAAAAGTTGACCGCATTACCTAATAAAAACATTTTAGGGAAGCCAATATAATCAACATTACCATGGTTACGGTCGATTGATTCATATATTGTTTTTAACTTATCCCACTCATCAATTAAATAGTCATCTTCAAGCGCTAAGAATTCATCATATATAATAATAGGATAGTGTTTTAAAAAGTTAGAATGATATTTTAAATCAGTGGCACTATTCAAATCTGTAATCACGCCAATTTCTTTATCTTGATAGATAATAGCTAAATAGTCTCTAGCGCTTCTGAAAGTGACACGCTTAGATTTGAATAGTGGGTTTTGATCTATGATTTCCTCAATAAAATCACGGTAAGCGTCACGTAATGTATAATGACGTGATAATAAAGTAAATTTTATATCAAGTTTAATAGCTAAATAAATAAAAAATGAAACATAGTTGAACGATTTTCCGTCAGAACGGTTTGAAATAGATATATAATAGTCTATATCATCATTCATGAGTTCATCAACTAATTCTATTTGATTATAGTTATCAGGTATTTTTTTCCTTACATGATAAACTGCATTTTGATAATCTCTTACCATATCTAGACGATTTTGTTTTACCATATTTTTGCTCCTTATAATAGTTTATTATGTCGTTTACAGTATTAAAATTAGTCTTCAAATGTTGCATAATATAAAAAGTTATACCTCACATCTTCATCATCAATAGTAGTCACTGGTCTATCTGATTTACCAATTTCTTTGTATAAAGTGTCAATTTCCTTTATATATTTATACATAGAAGAATTATTATTTTTTGCTTGTAAATCATATAAAGCATATTTATGTTTTTTAGCGTTTTTATTATTAGATTCATCTTTACGGTTATATATTTCAAGTATATAGTTTAATTGTTCATGTCTTTTACCTCTTACCAATGATACAGCATTTACATATGACACGTTTCTTTCTTTTGGAAAATAGGGCAAATGTGCGAAATGTTTCCATGCGTCTATGTACGCCTCTTGTAAATCTTTATCATCAAATTTAAAATTAACATTACTAAAATCATTTAAAAATAAATCTTTTTCTTGCTCTTTTCTAGCTTCTCTTTCTTTTTTCCATCTATCCATTTCAGACGTATGTCTAACCAATGTTATCAACCTCCATATAAAGCGTAAATAACCATTAAAAAGATAATATAGAATATAATTAATACAGTGAATAAAACACCAAATGACACACGTATATGCAGTGTCATAAGTATAATCAGTGTAATTAAAAATGCTAAAAGAAATACAATAATAATATCCAGTATATTATTCATAGTCTATCACTTTCCCGTATTCATAAATAACTTTATTTTGGTAAAAAATAGTAATATCACTTTCAACTGGATTATCAAAATGTACTAATACATCATCAATAGTGCATTCCGTGAATAAATCTTTTTTATATAATATGTTTGTATCTGATGTATGTTTTATATAATAAACTTTAAGAATATTAAAGACATGTTTATTAATATCAACGTCAATGTCTAAAGTAAATAAATCATTATTGTTTTTTGTATCACTATCATAGTATTCAATAGAAATTTCACCGTATCTAACATAAACAACACATTTTCCACTTAGTGATGTAAATTTTGTTATTTTATTCATAAAACAATCTCTATTATCTAAAATATAATTAATTAATTTTTTTATGTTTAATGTTGTTGTAATTTTCATTTTTATATCTCCTTAATGTATTCTATGATATACGCATATTTTTTAGTGAACAGGTTGTATTCATAATACGAGTATACAACTTTAGCGTCATATAAATCTTCAAACATTGCAATTTGATGTGGTAAATGTCCTTTAATCTCATCACAATATAATAATACCGTTTTGTATTTACGTTCCATTTAAGCACCTCATAAAAAATAGGGGATAAGTATCCCCTATGAAATTGTATTAAAATGATACTTGACCAAAGTTGATTGAGTAACCTTTTTGACCTTTTTTGTTTTCATATTCATAAATTGTAAATTGCACTTCACCAGCATTGATAATGTTAACAATGTCCTCGTCTGCTCTCATTTCTTTAATTAACTCTGTTAAGTGATTAGGTAAGTTTACGTTATAGTCGTCAGTGACGATAACACCTTGTTCACCGAATTTTGATTCTTTATTTGTGAATAATGCTCTAACGATATACTCTTTTTTCATACCGTATTTTTCTACTAATTCTGATAGTTTAATAAATTCTCTTTCTTTTTCCTCAAATTCAAATCTCGCTAATGTTTTTTGGTGTCTTGATAAAATATCTTTTACGTTTGTCATTTTTATTTCTCCTCTTATTATAAATTATTTGCTTTCTGCAATTGCAATTTGTAGTAAATCATTGTAATAAACTTGCATAGTTTTTGTTGTGCGTGTAGTGGATAAAAGTTTGTGTGAATTAGGTAATAAGTCTTTTGCTTGTGTTTTTGATAAATGATACTCATGAAGTGGTATAAATTCTTCAATATATTCATTTTTATCATCTAAATAGTGAAGAATATAACCTTTAATTCGTAATGTAACAATATCATCAGGTTTCATTATTATATCACTCCTTTCTAAAAAACGTAAACGTTATACATTTCATAAAATCCTTTGTGCATATTCCATTGTTCTATTGAGTCATCACCAGCAATGTAAGATAAAATAGATTCTGGTTTAGTTTCGTTGTTTAGTTCATCATTTAAGAATTGAACAACAGAACTATTATAGTTTAATAATAGTTGTTGGCAAGCCGATACTAAATTAATAGCATTGTCAAATGTATAAGCTGGATTCCATTGAATAAGTTTATTGAATAGTTGCAACATTTCAGTATATGCTTGACCTTTTTCTACAGGTGCATTATCAACATTAACCATTATTGTTACCTCCTTGTTTTGATTACATACTTAGTATAGCAAACGTTTAAAAGTTTTGTCAAAAGTTTTTCTTAAAAAAGTTTAAATAATTTAAAACTACTATTTAATAGAAGAAATTAGATTTTATGTTCCAATCATAACTTTTGATAAAAGTCAATAGATGTATAAATTTTGTATTTGATGAATATGTAATAGGTTAGATAAGTTAGTTAAGTTGTTGAACAGTTTTTTATAAGTTTAGTTTAGAAATGATAAGTGAATTTATAAGTTTTGATTTGTATAATCGTTTAGTAAAGAAATGATAAGTGAATTTATAAGTTTTGATTTTTATAATCGTTTAGTAAAGAAATGATAAGTGAATTTATAAGTTTTGATTTTTATAATCGTTTATTTTAAACGGTGGGGAGGTGTAAATTTATACTAACTTTTTCCCTAATTATATTT